GTCCCGATATCCGTTAACTATCCGTTTTTCTTCAAACCGATCCAAGATGGTATGGATCGTCCTAAGACCGAATTGGCATATAGAGTACCAGCTTCAAAGCTTACTAGACGTAAACTAGAGACAAACGAACAATTAAAAGAACTACAAGGTTTAGACACAACTATAGATTGGAAAAATACAGGTGATAACTCTTATGATGGTGAAAAGTTAAAACTACTAGCTCATGATGAAAGTGGTAAATGGGAACGACCTGATAATATATTAAACAACTGGAGAGTTACAAAAACTACATTAAGACTAGGTCGTAGAATCGTAGGTAAGTGTATGATGGGCTCAACATCAAACGCATTAGATAAAGGTGGAAGCAATTTCAAAAAATTATACTACAATTCAGACGTTACAAAAAGAAATCGACGCTCGGAATTGACAATATCCCAATTAAAGTAGGTGTTATAGAACATTGGGAGAATGAAGTAGATGGATTAAAACAAGATCAAGACAGTTTAAATGAATACTATAGACAGTTTCCAAGAAGTGAAGCTCATGCTTTTAGAGATGAAGCTACTAACAGTTTATTTAATTTAACTAGAATATATCAGCAAATAGATTATAATGAATATTCTAACTCAAGTAAAAATATAACTCAAGGTAATTTTCAATGGACAAGAGCTGTAAGAGATACTAGAGTTGTTTTTAATCCGAGTAATAATGGTAGGTTTAAAATATCATGGATACCACCTATTGAATTACAAAACAAAATAATATTAAAAAATGGACTTAAATACCCTGGAAACGATCATATCGGAGCATTTGGTTGTGACTCTTATGATATTAGTGGTACTGTCGATGGCCGCGGGTCTAAGGGAGCACTTCATGGATTAACAAAATTTTCCATGGAAGATGCACCACCTAACCACTTTTTTTTAGAGTATATAGCTAGACCACAAACAGCTGAAGTTTTTTTTGAAGACGTATTAATGGCTTTAGTATTTTACGGAATGCCATTACTTTGTGAAAATAATAAACCTAGATTATTATACTATTTAAAACGTAGAGGTTATAGAGGATATAGCATGAACAGGCCAGATAAAACTTGGAATAAACTATCTATAGCAGAAAGAGAAATAGGTGGTATACCAAACTCAAGTCAAGATATAAAACAAGCTCACGCAGCGGCAATAGAAAGCTATATAGAAGATCACGTAGGGTATAATGACGAAAATCCAGGTGATATGTATTTTCAGAAGACATTAGAAGATTGGGCTACATTTGATATAAATAACAGGACAAAGCATGATGCTACTATTAGTTCTGGATTAGCAATAATGGCTTGTAACAAGAATAGATATAGACCAAATGCTTTAATAGAATTAAAAAAATTTAATTTAGGAATTAAGACTTATGATAACACTGGATATACTTCAAAAATTAACACATAAATAAATGCAAATATATACTAACACTAATAGCGTTTTTCCAGATCAAGCAGTTCCAATAGCTGAGAAAAATACGATAGACTATGGACGTGCAGTTGGTAGAGCGATAGAATCTGAGTGGTTTAGAAATTATAGAGGTAGTGGGTATCAGTTTTATAATAATTACACTTGGTTCCATACTTTAAGACTTTATGCTAGAGCTGAACAACCAGTGCAGAAATATAAAGATGAATTAGCTATCAATGGAGATTTATCCTATCTAAATTTAGATTGGAAACCCGTTCCAGTAATTCCTAAATTCGTAGACATAGTTGTTAACGGGATGTCTCAAAGAACTTATGACGTAAAGACTCTAGCTCAAGATCCAGAATCTAGACAACAAAGAACAGAGTATGCTCAAAAACTTTTAATGGATATACAGTTAAAAGCTTACAACGACGCTGTTGCTCAGATCTTTGCTGGAATGGATATTAAAAACTTTACAGAAACCCAAAATACTCCAGAAACTACAGACGAGATACCAATGCATTTGCAATTGACTTACAAGCAGTCAATAGAGATAGCGGAAGAAGAAGCTATTGACCAAGTCTTAGCAAAGAATAAATATGACTTAATAAGAAAAAGACTAAATGAAGATTTAGTTATATTAGGTATATCAGCAGTAAAAACATCTTGGAATAAATCAGAAGGTATAGTTATAGATTATTGTGATCCATCTAGAATGGTTTGGTCTTACACGGAAGATCCTAATTTTGAAGATTTATATTATGTAGGAGAAATAAAGTATTTAACTTTACCTCAATTAAAAAAGCAATTTCCAAGTTTAACACCTGAAGAAGTTGAGCAAATAGAAAAATACAAAGGTAATGAGGAATATATGCGAGGTTGGAATGGTAGATATGATGATAACACCGTGCAAGTATTATTCTTTGAATATAAAACTTTTATAGATCAAGTTTTTAAAATAAAAGAAACTGATTATGGTTTAGAAAAAGCTTTGGTAAAAGAGGATACTTTTCTACCTCCTGAAAATGATACTTTTAAAAGAGTATCTAGAACTATAGAAGTATTATATCATGGTGCAAAAATATTAGGACATCCTATAATGTTACAGTGGGAAATGGCTAGGAATATGACTAGACCAGAAGCTAATTCACCTAAGGTAAATATGAATTATCAGATATGTGCGCCAAAAATGTATAGAGGTAGAATAGAATCTTTAGTTAGTAGAATAACAGGTTTTGCTGACATGATTCAATTAACTCATTTGAAGATACAACAAGTGATGGCTAGGATGGTTCCTGATGGAGTATATTTAGATGTTGATGGGTTAGCTGAAATAGATTTAGGTAATGGAACTAGCTATAACCCAGCAGAAGCTTTAAATATGTATTTTCAAACTGGTAGTGTTATGGGTAGATCTTTAACACAAGACGGTGAAATAAATAGGGGTAAAATTCCTATACAAGAATTACAATCTTCATCTGGTGGCGCTAAAATTCAAAGTCTAATACAAACGTATCAGTATTATTTGCAAATGATTATAGATACAACCGGGCTGAATGAAGCTAGAGATGGTAGTATGCCTGATAGAGATTCTTTAGTTGGATTACAAAAATTAGCAGCAGCTAACAGTAATACAGCTACTAGACATATACTTCAAGCAAGCTTGTATTTAACTCTTAAAACATGTGAAAACATATCTAGAAGAATTAATGACTCACTATTATTTCCATTAACTAGAATAGCTCTGCAGGATTCTATAACTACATTTAATTCAGCTACGCTAGATGAATTAATGAATAAAGAGTTACATGACTTTGGTATATTTATAGAATTAGAGCCCGATGACGAAGATAAAGCTAAGCTAGAAGAAAATATACAAACTGCTTTAAGTCAAGGTAGTATAGATTTAGAGGATGCAATAGATATTAGAAATGTAAATAATATAAAGTTAGCTAATCAATTACTTAAGAAAAGAAGACAGCAGAAAGAGAAAAGAGAAGAAGCTATGCAGCAAGCTAATATACAAGCCCAAGCACAAGCTAATCAAGAAACTGCTCAACAAGCGGCTTTATATGAAGTTCAAAAACAACAAGCGTTAACAGAAAGTCAATTACAGATAGAACAAGGTAAATCTCAGTTTGAAATACAACGAATGCAAACTGAAGCTACTATTAAAAGAGAATTAATGGATTTAGAGTTTCAATATAACATGCAATTAGCTAAAGCTAAAGTTCAAAGTGAAACTGATAAAATTCAAGAAATAGAAAATAGAAAAGACGAAAGAACAAAAATTCAAGCGACTCAACAGAGTCAAATGATACAACAAAGAAAAGACGATGGTATGCCTACAAATTTTGAATCAGCAGGAAATGATGTTGTTGATGGATCATTTGGTTTAGAGGCTTTTGACCCTCGTTAATTATTAATTATTATATTATATTATGTCAGAAGAAGTAAAACAAGAAGGTGACTTTAAAATGAAAAAGAAACCTGGTAGACCTAAGAAGCTCACTGAAACAAAGGACAATACTACAGTTGTTGACTTTAAGAAGCAAGAAGAGGAAGCTATAGAAAAAAAAGAAAAAGAAATACAAGATGCCGTTCAAGAGTCAAGCACAGAGAAACTGGATGTACATGAAACATCCGGAGATGGCGAAAAGGTGGGAGAAACACACGCCAAAGAACAAGAAGCTACCGAAGAGGTTGAAAAAGAAACAATAGTAATAGAAGCTAACGAAGAACAACCGGTAGAAGAAAAGACAGAAGAAAAAGAAGAAATTAAAGTTGAATCACAACCTCAAAGAGAACTTCCTGAAAACATTGAAAAATTAGTTCAATTTATGGAAGAAACTGGAGGTAGTATAGAAGATTATGCAAGACTAAATGCTGATTATTCTAAACTTGATAATGATGATTTACTAACAGAATATTACAAAGCTACAAAACCTCATCTTGATAATGACGAAATCGAATGGTTATTGGAAGATAAATTCGATTGGGATGAAGACGAGGACGATGATAAAACAATCACAACAAAACAAATAGCTTTGAAAGAAGAAGTTGCAAAAGCCAAAAGCTTTTTAGAATCGACAAAAAAGAAATATTATGATGAGATCAAGATGAGACCATCTGAAAATTCTAATGAAGTTCAAAAAGCTATGGATTTTTTCAATAGATATAACGAGGAACAAAACGTGAGAACAAAGCGTTTCGGTAGATTTCAAGACGGTACTAATGATTATTTCAATAAATTCGAAGGTTTCGATTTTGACTTAGGAGATAAAAAAATAAAGTACAAGATTAATAATACTGAAAACACAGCTAAAGCGCAGTCAGACCTCAACAATCTAGTTAAGAAGTTCTTAAATAAAGATGGAGACGTTACTGATTTCAAAGGCTATCACAAAGCTATTTACGCTGCTAGAAACCCTGACTCATTAGCACGTCATTTTTACGAACAAGGTAAAGCTGATGGTATTAAAGATGTTATGGGTAAATCTGCAAATGTAGATAACAACGCTAAACCTAACCCTGGTGAAATTACTTTTAATGGATACAAGGTTAGAGCAATAAGCGGAGATGATAGTTCCAAGTTAAAAATAAAAAAATACAGAAAATAACTTTAACTTAAAAATTAAAACAAATGGGATTTGTAAGTAACAATACCGGCGTTGGTACTGGATCGTTTCCAGCATCAATTAAGCCGATGCCCCAGAAAATGACGTTACCTGATAATTATATTAATTTTCATGATGCGAATTTTTCAACGTGGACACAACAATATCTACCTGAGCTTTACGAAGCAGAAGTAGAAAAATATGGAAACAGAACTTTATCTGGTTTCTTAAGAATGGTAGGCGCTGAAATGCCTATGACATCTGATCAAGTAATTTGGTCTGAACAAAATAGATTACACATTGCTTATGATGGAGTAACTAGAACTGGTGGTGCTACTAATGTATTTACAGTAACTGGTAACTTTGCATTAAAATTAAACAA